ATAAGATTACAAGCGATGCTCCGTTTGAGCGCTGTTATGAGCCTGTCGATGAGTACTTCCGTGGTAAGCCCACAGGGAATAAGCGTCTAGGCTCTAACTGCTCCTTCTGCTCTTACGTTGCAGAGTGCTGGCCTAATGCCGTGCATAGACCGCAGGCAATGAGCCAAGCAAAGAATCCGAAGTACTACTGGTACACGGACTATAAAACCACCGAGGAAACCTAATAGCCTATGGCTTATGCAAACGTCTGTCGTAGAGCAATCACGGCAGGGTACCGATCAGGAATAGAGAGAGACATTGCAAAACAACTGAAGCAGCTAGGGGTAAAGGCAGACTATGAACCCTTCCGTATCCCGTACACTGTTCCAGAAAGCTATCATAAATACACTCCTGATTACGTCCTACCGAATGGGATCGTCATTGAGAGCAAGGGTCGCTTCACCATCGAAGACCGAAAGAAGCACCTGTATTTGAAAGAGCAGTATCCGCATCTCGATCTACGCTTCGTGTTCTCTAACTGCCGAGGAAAGCTCCGTAAGGGCAGTAAGACTACCTACGCTGATTGGTGTGATAAGCACGGCTTCCTCTACGCCGATAAACAGATACCTGAAGAGTGGATCGGAGAGTCCTCCAAGAAACGATCCATGACCTTAATCAATACATGGAGACGTGCTGCGTGAGTGACGAAATCAACGGTGTTCTGATTGAATTGTTTCCAGATGATGATGGTGATCTGGCATTCAGCGTAGGGGCTAACTTTGGCCCTGATATCACAGAGGAAGGGGCCAATGTCCTTCTCGACTGTGCTGCCGGCCTCTTCGGTCTCCTGTCGGGTCAGATCCAACAGGTGATGCAGCTAGGACAGGTTGTCCGTAGCGTCAGTGATTTTGATGAGATTACCTTCGGTGATCTGCCCGGTGATGACATCGTATTCGAGCCTGAAGAAGGGCTCTTGGATGGGATCAAAGATCCAGAAGATGACAAGGTCATCGATTTTAAGAAGGCGAAGTTTAATCCTAAGAAAGACAGGAGCCACTGATGACAATCCGTGCACACACCTACCCATTTAATGACGTAGATCCACATACCGTGACTGAGAGAACGGACGTAACCTATTCGTTCACGAATATGAATGAGGATGTGGTCAATGCCCCCTCTCACTACCGTCAGCACCCGAGTGGGGTGGAGTGCATCGATATCACTAAGCACATGTCTTTCTGCCTAGGCAATGCAGTCAAATATATCTGGAGAGCTGGGCTGAAGACGGAAGATCCTACGGAAGATCTGCAGAAGGCGATCAAATACCTGACGTGGGAAATCGAGCGTCTGGGAGGTAAGTGATGCATATACAGCAATTCTTCACTGTACCTCTGCTCAATGAGCGTGAGTGTAGCCGAGCAGTTAAGCAGTCTCTTGAAGAAGATATGATCGATGGGACTGTGCTCATTTCAGGCAAAAGCTCTAAAAAGCGGAAATCACGCAACTGTGAGGTACGCTGGATGTACCCTGCCCCCCACAACAATTGGCTGCACAGCATCATCAGCAGAGCCGTACGAGACGTGAACGATAAGACGTTCCAGTTTCAGCTTGATGGTTACGAAGAGCCCCTACAATTCCTGACCTACAAGATGGGTCATTTCTACGCCACTCACGTAGACAATGGGGACGATAGCGTAGCTACCCGGAAGCTGACTGCAGTGATCCAACTCTCTAAGCCTACGGACTACGTAGGTGGATGTACAAGTGTGTACACGAATAGCCGTGGTGGTCTGGAAGGAAACCGCCGCTGTATGAGCCGTCAGCTAGGAGTAATGACGGTATTCCCTTCCCATCTCCCACACTTTGCTTGGCCTGTACTTTGGGGCACCAGACGAGCAGTGGTTGCATGGTTTCATGGTAAGGCCCCTCTTCGCTGAGGTTAGCGATAGTCGTTTATTTTTTTTTATTTTTTGGAAGAACAAACAATGAACAAACAATACTTCCCAAGTGATTACGAGGAATTCATCTACAAGTCTCGCTATAGCCGCTGGCTGTCGAGTGAGGGTCGTCGTGAAGACTGGCCTGAGACTGTAGATCGGTACGTCAACTTCATGAAGACGTCTGTCCTTGAGAACACGGGACTGACCCTGAATGAGGAATTGGTGGAACGCATTCGTCAGGCGATCTTAAAGTTTAATGTGATGCCTTCTATGCGAGCTCTCATGACTGCCGGTAAGGCACTAGAGCGTGACAATACTGCAGGGTACAACTGCTCCTACCTGCCTGTAGATGACCCTAAAGCATTTGATGAAGCCATGTTCATCTTGCTGTGTGGTACGGGTGTAGGCTTCTCTGTGGAAGAGAAGTACGTGAAGAAGCTCCCTGAAGTACCGGATGAGATGTTCGATTCCGATACGACTATCGTAGTCAAGGACAGCAAAGAGGGCTGGGCTAAATCCTTCCGCCAGCTACTGGCCCTGTTGTGGTCTGGTGAAGTACCGAAATGGGATGTCTCTAAAGTACGCCCTGCAGGGGCCCGTCTAAAGACCTTCGGTGGACGTGCTTCTGGCCCAGAGCCTCTGGTAAGCCTTTTCCGCTTCACTATTGAGACCTTCCGTCAGGCTACTGGCCGTAAGCTGACCAGCCTAGAGTGCCACGACATCATGTGTAAGGTAGGTCAGATCGTTGTTGTAGGGGGCGTACGCCGCTCTGCCATGATCTCCCTGTCTGACCTCGGTGATGACCGTATGCGTCACGCTAAGAGCGGTACGTGGTGGTACGACAATGCCCAGCGCTCTCTTGCCAACAACTCCGTAGCTTATGAAGAGAAACCAGACATGGAAACCTTCATGCGTGAGTGGCTGGCTCTGGTAGAGTCTAAGTCTGGTGAACGTGGTATCTTCAGTCGCTCTGCCTCGCAGGTACAGGCAGCTAAGAATGAGCGCCGTGACCCTCACTTTGAGTTTGGTACGAATCCATGCTCTGAAATCATCCTGCGTCCCTACCAGTTCTGTAACCTGACTGAGGTTGTGATCCGGGCAGGTGACGATATGGCCTCCCTGAAGGACAAGGTAGAGATTGCCACTATTTTAGGCACTATACAGTCTACCCTGACCAACTTCCCCTACCTGCGTAAGATCTGGCAGAAGAATACGGAAGAGGAACGCCTCCTAGGCGTCTCTATGACCGGTATCATGGATCACCACCTGCTCAGCAAGTGCTGTGACTCAGAGCGTTGGTTAGAAGAGCTCCGTCAGCATGCCGTAACCGTCAATCAGGAGATGTCTTCTACCCTGCTTATCCAGCAGTCTGCTGCAATCACCTGTGTGAAGCCCTCTGGTACGGTATCTCAGCTTGTAGACGCTGCTAGCGGCATCCACACCCGCCATAACCCGTACTACATCCGTACGGTACGTGGTGATAAGAAAGATCCTCTGACTCAGTTCATGATTGATCAGGGTATCCCGTGTGAAGATGAAATTAACAGTCCGGATACGACCGTCGTGTTCTCCTTCCCGAAGAAGGCACCAGAGAATGCGGTATGCCGTAAGGATCTGAGTGCTATCGACCAGTTGAAGCTATGGCTGCTGTACCAGCGCCACTGGTGTGAGCATAAGCCGTCTGTGACCATCTCTGTGAAGGATCACGAGTGGATGGAAGTAGGCTCTTGGGTCTACAAGCACTTTGATGAGATCAGTGGTATCAGCTTCCTGCCGTTCTCTGACCATACCTACGATCAGGCCCCTTATCAGGACTGCTCTAAGGAAGAATACGATGCTCTGCTGGCTACCATGCCTGCTAAGATCGATTGGTCGAAGCTCAGTGACTACGAGAAAGAGGATAACACCAAGGGTAGCCAGACTCTGGCCTGCTCTGGGAATGCCTGTGAAGTCGTAGATATCGGAGGCTGATAGATGACCCCGTTCGGGAATAAATCCATCAAATGTGGTGTATTTAACTCAAAATCTTCCCGAACGGGGTTTATTTCTCAGATATGAGAAAGTTGCAGGTATCAGACGTGGACATCGAAATGTCAGAAATATGCATAGTTTTTTCTGAAAGATCGCAACGAAAATAAAACGGTAAGTGGCTGATATCTTTAAGATATCTACCCAATTACGCAACATAAGGGGCGGACATTTTTGCGGACATTGCGACCTCTATTCTCCGCAAATATGAGCCAGTTATGAGCCGTTATGAGCCGTTATGAGCCGAGTAAGCAATCGAAGGTACAGACATGATCATTTGGCCCGACATTAAATTTCCACCCATCAACCTCTGGAATGTATGGCCGCGCCCAATAAAAAACCCCGCCGAAGCGGGGCTTGTGACAATTATAGTCAATTATATGCCGAAGTATAATTACGACCAGTAACCGTTTTCTTCCATGAACGTAGAGACTTCAGGATCACACTCAACCTTACGAACACCGTAGACGACAGGACACTGAGAGCCCCAGTAACCGTTTTCTTCGTTGTAGGTAGAGGTATCCGCAAGAACACCAGAGGAGACGCCAACAATGGTAGCGCCAAGAATAAATGCAACAATAGTTTTCATAAAAATCTCCTAAAAAGTGCGTCTTTTACGACGTGTTAGGAGTAAGTATAAAGTATTTTAGCAAATACTAATATATCCCATAGGAGATAGTGATGGCAAAACAGGAATCTAAGCTCAAAACGGCTTATGATATGGGCAAAAAGGCCTTCTATAGGGGCATATTGTTTAGCCCATACAAGAAAGCTAGCGTCCTTAACAAAGAATGGCAGAGAGGCTTTGATACGGCCTACTTTAGCAACTTAACAACTCCCTAACCAGAGGTACTATTGTGGATGAGTGCGTTTATAGTAGAATAGACATCATCGGCCAGAACGGTAACGATGGACTTCATTACGACCAACCAGAGGAACAAGAAATGACAGCAGATACTCAAGACAAAGCTACAGCAATCACCGTTGAACTGAACTCTAACGGTACTCTTTCAATCGTTACTAGCTTCAACAATACGGCTATTGCCCATTGGCTCCTAAACCGGGCTATCTTTGAGCTTAATATCCACGAGCAGAAGGTACTAGCTGCCACACAAGCAGAGGCACCTGAAGAAAAGGCTGCATGATGCTTTGCTACAAAGACATGTCGTTCTGTGCCGCCCCAGACTGCGCCGTAGAGGATTGCCACCGCAATGCGAACTACGCCATCAATTGGGAAGACGTACGCAGAGCGGGCTTAGGAGTGGCTTATACGGACTTCCAGCTCAATTGCCGTTGGTACGAGCCCCTAGAGCGGAAAGACGTACAGGACGAGTTTGAGGAGGAGCTTCCAATGGAGGAGCCCTCAGATACAATCTACGGCGTTACGCATTGGTGAGTGTATGGCAATTCAACTGACTGTCGATTCAGATGATTTTGATCGTGAAATGGTAGAGCAACTGCGCATGCACCTGAACTATGTTCGGGGAGACATCAAGATACTAGAGTCTAGACCGCAGCCGCTTCCGGCGTACTCTCAGCACGATCTCGAACAGGACAAGAGGCTAGAGGCCTCTCTAGTACAGGTAATTGAATACTTTGGGCAGAAAGCACCATGAAACCTAAGTTCATCCCCCTCGTAGAGATGTGTGTAGAGACAGGTGTCCGTATGGGGATTGCTAGGGCATTCAAGCATACAGACGATCCTACAGAAGCAGAGATCTACGAGAAGATTAGCTCAGCCGTAATGAATGAGTTCTACGAGTGGTTCACCTTCGACAAAGATGAGATCAACCCACCCTAAACAATAAAAAACCCAGCCGAAGCTGGGTCTCTAAGTAACCGGCCTAGTGTCGGTTTTTTTATGGCTGAGTTGCCTCTAGATCATCGACAGCCTCATAGCCTACGATATCCGAGTCCTTATCCTTACTAGCAGAGAAGGCTGCTCTTGCCATGTATGGAGTCATGAGCTCTAGGATCGATTGATCTGTGGCGTTCTTAGCAACCGCCTGCATCATGGTATTAAAGTAAGAAGGATCGGTCAGCATCATGTCAAGGTTGAACTCGATGGCTTCCTTGATACGTGCCTGCTTACCTTCAATGATTAACCCACTGAGGTTACGGGCTTTGGTGGCTACAGGATTCAATACACCCAAGGTCAGAACGATAAGACGATCAACCGTCTTCTTGAGGCTTTCGTCATACACCGTGGTAGAACCGAAATTATTGCCACGAATAGCCCGATTGTTTACTGACATATTTAGCACTTCCATCAAACGGATGATGGATTGTGCCTTTTCAGGCTCATCAGCAAAGATCTTGTTCAGTGCCGTAACGGTATTATCAAAGTCACCAGACAGGATATCGTCTAGCTGCTTAGGGCTAACCTCACGAGCTACACCTACTGCACTACCTTCACCGCCGGCAGCATCAAAGCCTGTACGCTTATAGGTGAATATCTTATCGCGTAGATAGCTCATGTACTTAGACTTGATACCGTCCACCGCAAGCTTATCATTAGCAAACACAGCCCGACGCATGAGCTCATCAATCTGTTCTGGTGCATCTTTAGCATTAAAGATACTGTTCCAGACTACGCTCGTGTCTTCAAAGGGCTTAGGTGCAGGCCCCTCAAGACCACGTACGAATTTGCTAGCCGCATCTTCCTGAGCCTCTTTCAGAACAGCTTGATAATTAGCTTCAGCGTCCTTAAAGGCTACTTTAGCGTCAGCCAGACCAGACTCTACCATCTCCAAGTTGCGGACTGTGTCATCAAACATCTTGACTGAATCCGGACGAGTAGCACGGAGCTGATCTAGGAACGGCTGTACGGCAGTCTTGATCGTATCTGCGTTAACACGAGCGCCGGAAGAAGACATACGGGAAATGCTCTTAATTGCCATACCAATGTAGGCTTGAGCCATCTCATCCGTTACATTACCGCCACGAGACTTGGTAAGGGCATTCAGGAATGCGTCCATATAGCCCGGAGTGGCTGCCTGCTCTGACATATTGAGAGCACGCATACCAATCTCATAGGCATCCTCTTGGCCCTTCACAACGCCCGGAGCAACGTCTACGGACTCTACGATATTCTTAGCGGCAGTATCATACTGACGGAGAGGTTCCGTACGGAGATACGTACTTGCATAGTCTTCATAGAGATCCATTGCAGCACGGAACTCAGGGTGGCCGGAGTTCTCTGCGTACTCATCGATAACGCCCTTAAGCTTAATCAATGCAGAAGGATCTTCACCGAGATCAGTGAGCTGCTGAATCTTACGAGAAACTTGTGGACGTAGATTGGCGTAGAGGGCCTTTAGATCAAAGCCCTGTGACTCCATACGAGATACGACCTCTTCCATCGTCTCCATGATGGGCTGGGCCACTTCTTTGCCATCTATCTCAACGATCTCTTCACCAACCTTTTTAGGCCTAAATTCACTGAGAGTACGAGCAAATGGGTCTGACTTCATTACCTGTGGGGTAATGTCATCAAAGAAGTTAGTACGCTGAGCAAGGGTCTCAATCTGCGTAACGAAGTCCTCGATGTCTACCGGGATATCGTTTGGTAGATTATCAAATGCTTCTTTATAGGCTGCTCTTGAGCGAGACCAACCACGATATAGGTCTTCTCCAGTTAGCTGCTCGAATGTCTGTTTCTCTGCTGCAGTGTCTCCAAGAGCACTTTTAGCACGGGCCTCATCAAGCATCTTGATTACTACGTCTTTATCCATCGTAGCATCACTCATGCGAGTTGCAGCTTCTACGCCGGCCTCTGTCTGTGTTACTGCACGACGAGCTTCAATTACAGGGTCTGCTACTTCTTGAGCCATGCGCTGGGCACCGGCTTCTGCTGCTGCTTGACCTCCCGGAATGGCTGCATCAGCCGCTTCAGTCAGTACACGCTCACCTTGAGCGTTGATGGCACTTTCACCAGTACGAATAATCTCGCTACTACGGCGGCCCTGCTTCAATCCTACGATGTTTTCAGCTACCTTAGTGGCAACCTCATTGATCATCTTCTCGTATTCTGCAGGCTCCATCACAGACTTACGCCATCCGTAGGCCTTCTCTGCGTAGTCTTTAGCACCAAGCATTAGTGCCGTAGAGCTGTCTAGGTCGATTGTTCCACCCGGTACCAGATCAACAACTGTTCCATCTGGCATTTGCTTCTGACCCAAGACACCTAGACGGAAGTCTTTATTGTCTACCATCACCTGACCCATGATACGGGCACGCTCTGCTAGGATCGTACCGGGCAGTTCTGAGGTGATGTTTGGATCAATTTCTTTCAGGATAAGAAGTCCGGCCTCAATGGCTCGATTATCAATCGCACCCTTCTCTACCTTGCCGGTACCTTGGAATAGCTTTTTGCCTTTATTCCAGCCAAAGCCGATACCACGGGCAAGAACGTTTAGGCCGACAGAGAATACTTCGTTATCGATATAGTGCCCGATACGACGGTTGTCGTCCGGGTCAAGGCCGAGTGCTTCCGCTACGTTATCACCAACGAGAGGTTGGGCATCATCACTAATGGTTAAAGCACCACCGATGTTAGCCCCACGTTCAATTACAAGGCCTTTAAGGAATAATTCAAGCTTTGCTTTAGCTTGTTTAGGATCTACTTTCTTCGCTTCATCCCAGAACTTAGAGATGTACTTAGCCATTTTAGAAGAGACGTTGTATGTCTTCTCTAATTTGCTAGCCAGAGCAGCACCACCTACAGAGCCAGTAACTACAGATACGATTTCCTGACCTACTTTCTCCATCTCACTTGCAGGAGCATAGGTAGGGAAGTTTTCCTTCACGTAATCGGTTTCTGGATCAGTAATACCGAGCCAGTCTGTGGCACCCTCTACGACATTGCCTACAGCCTGTGCTCCCTCAAGAATACCGCCACCAACAACACGTTGGAAGCCAGTGCTTTCTGCACCCGGCTTAGGTACGATGTAGGTACGCTTAGCTTCTTCAGTCAGCTTAGGCTGATTATTAGGGCCAGTGGGCTGGCTCTTATCGTAGTCTGGGTTATCGCTTTCTAGCTTGACGTTATATTGCTTTGTCTTGATGCCATCACCAAGTGTAGTGAGCATCTCACCCGGACGCTCTTCAAACATCTGCATATTGCGTTCTGTAACTGCCTTTTGCAGGAATGCATTACGCTCTTGAGACGTCTTAAGGGCCTTGTATTCAGGGGAGCTAGTGATCTCAGCGATTAGAGGATTCTTTCTCTCATCCTCAGTGATCGGAGTCTCCATACGATCCATGACCCAGTCAGGGTCGTTGTAGTACCCTCCCTGAGTGTAGTCCTCTGCACCGGTGAATGGCTTGTTTTCACGAGCTTCCTTCTGCTCCTTCTCTACCCGAGTTAGGAGGGCATTCAGAGCATCTGGATCAAGCTGAAAACTGAAAGAAGAATCTGCCATTAGAGTGCCTCACCTGATCCGTCAGTAAAGATAATAGCGCCTGACTCACGGAAGTTACCCAAAGCCGGCATTTGAGATACGATTTCATCTGTAATGTCTTCAGGGCGGAAGACCTTAAGGATCGCCTTAGCTCGGCCCTGAGACCACTGATACTGCTTAGTGAGACCATCACGCTCAAACAGAGTACGGGAGTCGACCAGAAGACCTTCTAGGTACTCTCGATTTCCCTTCTCCATAGCTGAGACAACGAGCGGGTTAGAGGAAGCAGTGTTCACTTCCTGATTTAGGCTCTGTATCTGGGACTTAGTGAAGTTACGGAGGTTGTTAGAGAAGGTCTCATAGCTGGTAGAGTTCTGGATGGACTTAAATACGTTCTCGTAGTCGCTGTTAGAGAAGCCGTTACCAGACTGGCCTAGGGCCTTACCAGCAGCAAACACGTAACGAATTACGGCAGCAGAGAATTCCTGATAAGCACCAGCAGTTTCATTGGTCAAGTCACTAGACGCCTGCAGATCACCAATTCTATTCTGCATGAGCTGGAGAACAGTCTCCATATCCGTGCCCTTCTGGCCCTCTTCTTGAATAAGAGCCATGATGGCGTTGACGTTGTTCTTTGCACCAGTGAAGAAACTTGCTGTAGGGCCTGCAATGGTCAGTACACCCTGCGTACGTGCTGCAATACGATCCAGCTCATATGCACCAGCAGCAGCAACAGAGACTGCAGACTGCTTATCCGTTACACCCGTGTAGACTGTGCTTGCTGCCTGTAGTGTCTTAGTCTGTACGTCCATAGACTCCGGTGACATGACACTCTTCACCTGATCCTTAGTGATCGGTGCCTGCCCATCCAGACGAATCCAAGACCCATCCTCACCCTTCGTAGCTTCTACGACATTGATCCTGCCGTCTGAGCCTTGGTAGCGGATGTTGAAGATAGCAGGCTCATTCTTATTGGTAGCAGAGGCAGCTTCAGTCAATGCAGCCTGTAGAACAGGTTTCTCTACTTCCAACCAAGCCCGTGCTTTCTCACGAGTAGCCTGATCCGGGGAGAGTAGGTCTAGACGAGACTGTGCAAGCTGTGCAGCAAAACTACCCTGAGTCAGGGTGTCACTGCTAGAGCCAGTACCGGAGAACTTCTGCTTATGGCTAAGTAGCATTTCCTGCTGAACGTCTGGAGCAGCATTAATATAAGAAGCAGAGCTAGTCAGGAGGTTGAGAGAGAGCTGTTCAGCAGTCTCATTACCACTACTGGTTTTACCTAACTTAGCCCACTTATCCTTGTGATCCATGAGCATCTGTTCTTGAGTCGTAGGATCAGCGTTAACATACTCATCACTTACAATCAGGTTCTGGAAGGATTGCGTCTCTGCGTTAGTAGGAGCCTTGCCAGAGTCCATAGAGTTCTTGACCTTGATCAAGTATTGAGTACGAGCCTTTTCATCTGGCAGAGAGCGGTATTCGTCAGAGGCCATTACCTCAGCAATCACAGCCTCATTCCAGTTAGATGGGAAGCTGTTCTTAGCGGACGGGGTATAGATGTACTTAGTAGGCTCATCAGAACCCTTACCGTAACCGATAACATCGAGGTACTCAGATTCAGTAATACCCATGATATTGAAGATACGATCACGTTCCTTCGGATCTACATTACCCAGCGCACCACGGAACTTAGGCTGCTCTTCAGCAGGCTTAGCTTCTTCTGCAGTACGTGCATTGATACGATCAAAGTCTGCCTGAGTCTCTGTCATGCCCTCAGCATCCATCGTCTCACGCTCTGGAGTCTTCGCTACAGGAGCCTCAGCAGTAATCTGTGACATCTGAGCATCTACAGGCTTAACAGGCTCTACACCCTCTGCAGTAGGAGCCCCAACAGATACTTCTGCGGTAGCTGCAGCAGGAGCACCCTCAGCAGGCTTAGCCTTACGCTTCGTATCCCAATCCTGCCAAGCTGGGTTCAACTTAAACACATTAGGACGAGCAAGATCTTCACGGATCTTATCAATAGTACGGCCAGAATCTAGCCACTGAGCAATCACCTCAGCAGTCTCTTTTGGCTGCTGGAATTCTTCAGCAAGCTGACCAGCAGTCTTACGGTTCTTAGCCTTCTCTAGGCCATTCTCGTATTCAGTCTTCGCTTGCTCTAGCTTAAACTTAAACTTGTCACGGGCATTAAGCTGAGACGTCTCAAACGCTTTAGTAAAAGACGGGGCAAAGCCTCCTGCGAAGCCGGTAGCAAAATCTTCAAAGCCACTCATTAGATTTCTTCCTCGGGCATATCTTCAGGAGCTGCTTCTTCTTCAGCGCCGTAACCAAGCATTACTGCCTGTTCATCTGCTGGTGCTGGAGCCATCAGGCCACCGTCTTCTGCACCGCCCTCTTCAGCTTGCATCTGAGCAGCTTCAGCCTCTACAGCCATCGCTACTTCTTGCATCTTCTGTGGGGAGGCATTGATGATCTCAGCTAGCATAGCCTGCTCACTGCCTTCACCAGAATCCAGCCCCATCGTGTAATCGATACCGTACTGTTTAGCCATGATCGTGAGTAGACGTGCTACAGGCCCTGCCATGAGGATGGCAAAGTCTGGAGTCCACTTACCACGACCAATACCCGTAGTTACGATGATGTCTGTTACGGTAGCCACACTGACATCTGTTTTCAGCATCGCCATAGAACGAAGACCGAGGTTAGTGTCGGTCAGGTCGTCGAGTACGTATTCAATAGCTTCATCTAGATCAGTGATATCCGGTGGTCTATGCCACGGATAGTTACGGGTATCTGACGTAATGTTCTCGCCCGGGATAGGGCCGCTGAGTTTATTAGGATCAAGCAGGGACATCAGTATCGTCCTCCTCTACAGCCATTTCCTCTGGCTCAACGTCAGTACCCTCAAGCATGTCCTTTTCGAGCTGGTCGAAGTACTCAAGAGTGTATTTCATTTCCTTGCCAGTAGCTTCCTGAAGGGCATCAAATGAATGCCCCTTGAAGTACTTGGCAATTGATTTGCGGATCGCTTCTTCAAATGTCATGGTGTTATTTCCTTACGACATAGCCCAGCTAGCGAGCTTGCCACCTTCACCGGTGAGGTTGCCAGTATAGGCACCCAGCATTGCACCACCGATCTGGCCTACAGCACCCCAGATACCGCCACCCTTATTGGCATTGGCAGCAATCTGAGCCTTCTCAAGCTCAATCTTAGCGAGAGCAATCTTATTCTCACGATCCTTGGCGTTCTCACCTTCCTTCCAAGCGTAGTCTAACGCTGCATCAGCACGATCCCACATCTGTGAGAGCTGTTCTGAGGTGAGGTCTACTGCATTCTTAACGTCCGTAGCCGCTGCATTGAATGCATTCTCATTGTTCTGGAGAGTAACGTCCTGACGCCACTGGGCATTAAACTGCTCAATGTCGTATGACATTTCCTTATACCACTGCTCACGGTTATTCTGGAGAGTAGCATTGAATTGGTAGGTATCGTTCAGCTCACCTGTATTGAACTTCTCCATTACGTTCTTCTGCTCTGCATTGAACATGGAGATCTGATTATCCAGATTAGCGTAGAACTTATCCATTGTGTTCTGCTCAGTTGCATTGAACTGACGCATTACATTCTCTTGCTTAGCATCCTCTAGGATAGACTGGACACGAGCTTGAGTATTGATCAGGTTAGCCTGTTGCTCATTCTCTAAGTTAGCCAAGTCGTAGGCCATGAAGGTCTTAGAGTTATTCACAGCAGCCGTCATACGGTTGTCTAGATTAACCTGCTCCATCTTAGACAAGATGTTGGCAGTATTGATAATCTTCTGCTGCTTATTATCGAGATTCTTAAGGGTGACAGACTGATAGAACTGAGCTTCCTGCTGAGCAATCGGCAGGGTAGCTTCCATCATAGCCTGTGCAGTAGCAGCAATCGCTGCAGTACCGCTTACGCCCTTGAAGCTGATGATACGGGATACAGCACGAGCCTGACCTGCAGCCCATGTAGGGATCTTAGTCTGACCAGTAACAGGGTCTACGAAGTCAGCAGAGATCTTCTCAAGCTGCCCAATGACCGTAGCCTTAGCGTCGAGGTAGTTACCTTCCCCGAGAGACTGTGCCAGAAGCTTACCTGATACGGTGCTGGTATCGATTACGTTAGAGATGTCCTGACTAGCAAAGGTATTAAGAGCCTTACCAGTCTCATTGACTGAGCCATCCTTATTGGTACCAGTAGCCATGCCCTGCATATCTACGGTAGCAGCATCGATGATTGCCTGCTGGTTAGTGGCAGTAGTAGCAGCATCCATTGTATTGGCTGCATTACTTACCTGACCGTAGGTAGATACGGCACTACCAGTCTGGGCTGATGTAGGCTGGGTAGCCCCTGCAGCCTGTGCTACACCGCTCTGGGCAGCGTTGATATTGAGGGCATCAACATCCATGCTAGCAATGCTAGGATCAATAGTCGTACCTGCAGTATTTGCATCAATGACCTGAACCTGATTAGACAGATTCATACCGTTGTTCTGGAGGTAGGAAGTGGGGTCTGCAACGATATTTGCAGAGGTCTGGGCTACATTTGTACCACCTACATAGTCACCGGCACCACTGAGCTGAGCAGCTTGAAGCGTAGATATACCATTTAAGGTATCACCACTAAAGCCACTCCAGCCAGTTGCAGCGGATGCAGCCGCAGGATCACCTACTAAGCCACCAATAGTTGTTGGGTCAGCTACTGCCATTGTCGTATCTCATTATTCTGGGTGCTAGTGCACACCCTCTTTGTGGTCGTTGAACCGGGAGTAAGCCACGAGGCCAATACCAGCTACTGCTACGAGCAGGAACAATGTCTCTGCTACACCTGAGTAGCCCACCAATCCCTCAAGCTGTGAGGCGGTCTCTGACAGGATAGTCCCGGCCCCGGCTAGGCTAGCACCTGCCATAGTCTTGGACTTTGATAATGGCTTCAGGGCCTCCTGTACGGGCCTCTGAGGCATTAGATCCCCACCATCTGCGGACAGGGGGGCATCCATAGAAAATAAAGCAGCCTCAGCCGTTCTGCGGCGTGTGAGGCCGGGAAGAGCACGAAGCTCCCCATCAACACGAGCCTTATTCCACTTCAGGATCTCTGACGGTACTTCTTCATATTTACCGACATTGAGCTTCTTAAGCAGAGTAGACTTACGGAAGTTCTCCCCACCGAGGTTAAAAATAAAGGAAACGAGTGCGTCGTATTGGGTCTGAGTCAATGGGACTTTGACGTAACGACGAACAACGTTTCCTACTTCTTCTAAATCCTCTTTAAGGAAGTCTTCACACTCTTGTTGTGTGGCCTTAGCCCCGGACTTAACGCCCTTGGTATGGCCGTAGCCGATAGTCCACTTCCCTGCTGGGCAGCGATAAGCGGATACCGTACCGTCTTCTTGAACCTTGTGAAGGCCCTCGAATTTCTTAACTAGATTGATGCCTGAACTAGAAACATTTTGAGAGGTCATTTGAGATACCAAAATCCTGTGCTGACTGCTGCTGTTACAACAATCCAGAACAACCGTTCCCAAAACTTCATTGAAGCTTTGCTGGCTGCTAGATCGTCTTCCACGCGATCAACACGCCCCTCTATGTCTGTCTGACGCCCTTCGTAGTTATCCATCCTTTTGAAGAGAGTAATCATCCTCTCTTCCATACGAGCTAGGGACACTACAGCCTCACTAAGTTTATCTAGCTTGTCTTCAATGCGACCAAGTCGATCCTCTGCCATTGGTGTAGTGCCCCTGCTCATCTCTTACATGGTCTGTGCGTACGGTGATGCTAGTCCTGAATACACAGCAGCCGGCTGAGTACCTGTCATAGCCATCATGCCTGAGTTAGTACCCGGGCGGTAACCGATACGATCAAGCTGAGACATCATGTTGTTGATGTTCAAAGCGTTCTGATCGACCATTGCACCAGTGTTGTTGAAGGTTGCCAACAACAGGTTACCCTGACCATCAATTGCACGACTGATCTTGTTACCACTCTGATCAACGCTGCTCTGAATGAGAGAGCCGGTTTGATCAAAAGAGTTAGCAAGCTGTGAGTAAGAGCTACGGATGTTTGCGTCAATGTTTGCATTCTGATCAGATAGAACACCACGGATAGTGTTCAGACGATCTACAAACTCATTACGCATAGACGCTGAGGTTTGAGTACCATCATCGAAGCCTACAGTGATCTGCTTAGCTACAGTAGCGAAGTCTTTCTCCATACTCGTAGCATTCTGCTGTACGTTAGAATTAACGTCACCAACACGCTGCTGAACATTAGACAGACCCTGCTGAGTAGCAGACAGGTTATTACCGAGATCTTCTTGGATCTGAGATACACCACCAGCCACCGCATCCTGAATACGACCACGTTGCTGGTTAGCAAGAGTAGTCTGCTTATCGTAGGTGTTACGGAAAGCATCCAGACCGGTCTGCATAGCGCCCTGACGAGCTGCTGCTTCAGATTGACCTTGGGCCAATGCTGCATAGTAGTTGTCGAGGTTGCCACCGTACTGCTCAACCAGATTACGGATCGTGTCCTGACCACCGAGTACATTCGTACCCATCTCAGTCATCTGGTTACCGAGGTTGGTGCCTACATTGCTTACATTCTGGTTAACGTTTGCAAAGCCAGTATTCTGATTATCCATCAGAGCCTGATTGCCTTGATTAACGCTGTTGCCCAGAGTGGTGAAGCCCTGACCCATGTCAGTCATCACAGTAGCAAAGCCGGTATTCATGTTGTTACCGAGCTCACCGAAACGGGTGTCTACCTGTGAACCGAGGGTGTTGAACCCAGTACCAACCTGATTGCCCAGATTGGAGAGACCTGTGTTCATGTTAGAGCCGAACGTATCGAGCTGATTGCCTACATCGGTGCTGAGCCCAGTAAGCTGATTACCTACGTTAGCAAAGCCCGAGGACATATCATTGCCGAGATCGCTGATACCCGTGTTGATATCACGGAAGTTACCTTCCTGATCACGGAAGCCCTGAAGGACGTTATCGTTGATGTTATCCGCTTCACGCTGGATGTTGGTGTTAACGCCGCTGATATCCTGACGGATGGTACCCTGACCAGACGCCAGCGCGGCAAAGTTGGCCGAGTAGTCCCGTGAAGGAGGAGGCGGCGGAGGAGAAGGAGGAGAACCACCCATTACAATTTACCTCGTCGTTTATTGAAAGGTTTATGGAGTCTGCGCCAAAAGATAGGCCGAGGTTGGCCATACTTCTCTGCATACTCCTGCTTGATATCCGCAAAGACTTTGCGAATGTGCCCATAGGGAGCGATGAATTCGATTCCCCACAGTTCATCCCCATCGTCGGCAGCATAGTCCTGTTCATCCAGAACAATGTCACCGTTTAGGAATTCTTCAGCTCTCTCGTGACTGAGAAAGACATAGGTGAAGAGGGCCACTGGCTTCCCATCTTCGTAGTAGATCCGCACTTTGTCGTACATGAGCGGATACACGAAGTAGTGCATAAACTCCCAAATGGAGTACAGCCGGTGCTCTTCGGAAACGTTGAAAAGAAACAGTCCGTCTAAGACTGTTTTATTATTGACTTTTTTCATAGGGAAAGCCTCATGAATGAAGCATTTCCACCTCTCTGCTAGTGTGACTATTATACCGGAAAAAGGCACTAGCTTTCAAGTAAATACGCGATTACTTAGGTGTCTTGTACTTCCGTACTTCTGGCGGCAGATCAACATTCAAGTAGTCTATTGAATCTATGCAGCCGATAGGGAATACGCTCACATTGCCTATTCCCGGGTTGCTGTCACAGATCGTGACCTTGTCCTTTGTCTTACGGGCAAGGAAGCCTACGGTGTAGAAGACTTCGGGCTCATCCCTCCCTTCCCTGAGCAGCTCATCGTGCCATCCAGACCAAGAGGTAATGTCTCTCCACTTGATCAGAACAAGCCTCATAG